AGGTTTACACTTTCCCCTTGAAGTTTGAGGAGAAGACAGACCTTGAGATGCGTTGCATCGGGGACAGCGCGGGGGCAGATATTGCCATCGCGGCTGCTTTTGATGTTGTTTACATACTTAATGAGTCTAAGTTAAATGGCGACAACTAAGGATGTAACGAGGACGCCTTCTGGGCGCCTGAAGTATAGGGGGGAAACCTTTGCTGGATACAATAAGCCTAAGCGGACCCCTGGAAAGTCTAAGAAGTCTGCTGTACTCGCCAAAAAGGGAAGCGAAGTTAAGCTCGTTCGATTTGGTGATCCAAACATGGAAATTAAAAAGGACCAGCCGGGCCGCCGGCGTAACTTCCGAGCGAGACATAATTGTGCCTCAGCCAAAGACAAATTCAGTGCGCGCTACTGGAGCTGCAAAGCATGGTAGCAAGAAGGAGCTAGACCCTTCTCGCTTGACCATGAAAGATTTGCTCGGCCGCTTGGAAAAGCATGAGGCGGAGTGCAGCTTGCGTTATCAGCGCATCGAAGAAAAGCTGTCTGAAAACAGCGAAGCCTTCGATAAAATGGACAAAAAGATCGACAAGTTCGATAACAGGCTTTGGGCCATTGTCCTCGCGGCCTTCTCGGCGCCTTTAGTCACGGTAGTCCTTGTAAAGCTTCTGGAGTCGCTGTAGTGGCTGCCGTCCGCACAGGCCCCAAGCCCAGCAAGTGCGGCGTCACGTATTTCCGTAAGGGCGGCGCGGTATCCCAGAAAAGCAAGGGCAGTAAGATTTGCCCGGAAGGCAAAGCCTGGGCGAAACGCACCTTTGACACCTACCCCAGCGCCTACGCTAATTTGGCCGCGTCCAAGTATTGCAAAGACCCCAACTACGCCAAGAAATCCAAGGGCGGGAAGAGGAAGGGCCGCTGATGGGTAAGCTTCAGGATTGGGTCGATGAAGAATGGGTACGCATTGATAGCTCGGGCAATATCGCGGGCGCGTGTGGCACTTCTAAGAACAAGAAGAATCCAGATAGATGTTTGCCTCGAAGCAAGGCGCAGAGCCTTAGTCAGTCTGAGCGCGCTGCGACAGCTCGCAAAAAGAAGCGTGAAGGCGCTAAAGGCAAGCAGGTTGTGGCAAATACTGAAAGCGCGCGGGTAGTGCGCAAGCGCAAAGGCGGCGTAATTGCCCGGGGCTGCGGCTCAATCCTGGGGGATCGTCGCAAAGTCACCAAAGGCTCGGTAACGCGGGTATGAAGGCGGCCGCCTTCTTGGTAGGCGATGAGCGCAAGATCGCGGAAGAGATTCGCGCGTGGTCGGCTTCTGTTCTGGAAGTCGAAAACCCGTTTTTTAATAACCTTCCGCCATGTCCTTATGCCAAAAAAGCATGGCAAGATGAGCGGGTAGGCCTCAAGTTTAAGTATGAAAAAGGCTACCAAGAGCTGTATTCCTGTCTTTCCCAATGGGAGGACACTTTGGATGTGCTTTTGGTTGTTGATCGCAATTATGATGCCGATCCTGGGCGTTTCCATGATTATTTGGATGAATTGAACGAAGCTATCGCAAACGGGTTTTTCATAGACAAAGACTTTTGGCTGATGGGTTTCCACCCCGATGATGAGCCAAACGAATATTTGGACGATGAGTCATTCACGCATGTCATAGATGAGCCCTATGCGATAATCTTCCTTCAGCGGCTCTCCAAGGTTCAGGACGCCGCAGACAAATTGGCGAAGAACGGCTACTATGAGACGTACTTCGACGAATACGACGTCAAAGAACTTTTTGCCAAACGGACGGAACTCTACAGGAGACTCAACCATGGCGATGAAGCCGCGTAAGATGATGCGAGGCGGTGCTCCCAAGAAAATGCGTGGGGGCGGCATGGCAAAGAAGCCTGAAATGATGGCGAAGGGCGGCATGACCGTCGCTGATCTTCGCAAAGCCGCTAAGGACAAGGGCTATAAGCTGGTTAAAGCAGACTGATCATGGCTACTTCGGGCAGCAAAGACTTTGAGCTGGACGTCTCCGATTACATTGAGGAGGCGTTTGAGCGTTGTGGACTGGAGGTTCGTACCGGGTACGACATGAAGACCGCCAAGCGCTCGCTCAACCTTATGCTGGCCGAGTGGGCAAACCGTGGTCTGAACCAGTGGACGATCAAGAACCGGTCTGAAACGATGGTGCAGGGCACGGGCAATTACACGCTCAATGCCGACGTCATCGACGTGCTTTCCGTCGTGGTGCGCCGGAACGGGACGGACTACGCCCTGGAGCGCTTGTCCCGGGATGAGTACCTGTCTATCCCGAACAAGACTACGCAGAGCCGGCCGAACCAATTCTTTTTGGATCGACAAAGCACCCCCGTGCTCAAGCTCTGGCCCGTGGCCGAGAACAGCACGGACGTTGTGATTTATGACTGCCTCACGCGCATGGACGACGCGGACACGTACACCAACACGGTGGATATGCCGTTCCGTTTTTATCCTTGCCTAGCCGCCGGGCTGGCCTACTACATTGCCATGAAGCGGGCGCCGAATCGTATTCAGCTTCTCAAGGCTGTCTACGAGGAAGAGTTTGAGCGCGCTATGCAAGAGGACCGGGACCGGGCCTCGTTCAACGTGGTCCCTCAGTACCAGTATTTTAGGACTGTCTAGTGGCTAAGTTTGCGTCCGGCAAAAATGCCTACGCGATCTCTGACCGCTCTGGGCAGCGCTACCGGTACAGGGACATGCGGAAAGAGTGGAACGGCCTTCTGGTCGGGAAGGACGAGTGGGAGCCGAAGCACCCCCAGCTTGGGCCTTTCCGCAAGGTAATTGATCCCGAGGCGTTAAAGGACGCCCGCCCTGACCGTGTAGAGCCCTATGACGTGTACCTGGGGCTTCCTACGGTTGAGCAGCCCGCGCCACGGCCTACCGTGGTTTTTGGAAAAGTCGGTAGCGTAACGGTGTCAATATCATGAGCTTTACATACGCACAGCTAAAACAAGCCATTCAGGACTATGCGGAGAACGACGAGACCACGTTCGTCAACAATCTTCCGACGTTCATTAAGAACACCGAAGAAAAAATCCTGAAGAACGTGCAGCTCAGCCTGTTTCGCAAAAATGCGACGGGCAACATGACGGCCTCAAACCAGTATTTGGCCCAGCCCACGGACTTTTTGGCGCCCTTTTCGCTGTCCTTCACGGATGGCGACGGGAACAAGACCTTTGTTGAATTCAAAGACGTCGATTATATCCAGACCTTCAACCCGGACCCCACCACTACCGGGGCTCCGCGGTATTACGCGGTCTTTGACATCGACTATTTCATCCTCGGTCCGACTCCAGACAGCGCGTACAGCGCGGAATTGCACTATTACTACCGCCCGGCAAGCCTTACGGCCGGCGCTGAGTCTGGGACGACGTGGTTGAGCGAGAATGCGTCCGTAGCGATGCTTTACGGCTCTCTTGTGGAGGCCTATATCTTCATGAAGGGCGAGCCGGATATGATGCAGGTATATATGCAGAACTTCACTCAGGCTATTGGATCGCTCAAGCAGCTCGGAGAGGCCAAAGAGGTCACCGACGAGTACCGGACCGGAATGGTTCTTCGGCCGAAACAATAATCATGTTTGAGATCAAGGTAGAGGCCTCAAAGGTCCTATTTGACGTAAAAACGACGGAAAATCGGGGCCATAGCCCTGAAGAGGTAGCGGAGCTTTGTGTTAACCGTCTGATTAGTGTTGCGGATGACAGCCATCCGCTGATCAAGGCGCAAGCTCAGGCCTTTAGAGAGCAAATGTTCGCGGTTGTCACCCATTACATAAAGATGGGTATCGAACAAGACCGTGCTACACTTTGCGAGACGCTTCGCCAGTCTGGACAGGGCTCCCTGGCGGAACAAATAAGGAGGCTTTGACATGGCGTTTACGGGTAATTACATGTGTACCTCTTTCAAGAAGGAGCTTCTTGAAGGTACGCATGATTTCACCACTGGCGGCAACACTTTCAAGCTGGCTCTGTACACCAACAGCGCAAGCTTTGATGCGTCTACCACGGCCTATACGGCGACCAACGAAGTTGGCGATTCGGGCACGTATACGGCTGGCGGCGGCGCACTTACCAACGTGAACCCCACGACTTCGGGGACGACGGCTTTCACGGACTTTGCGGACCTATCTTTCACGTCTGCAACCATCACGGCTCGCGGGGCGTTGATCTATAACGACACCGCGGCTGGCGATCCGAGCGTCGTGGTGCTGGATTTTGGGTCGGATAAGACCTCGACGTCTGGTACGTTCACCATTGTGTTCCCCACGGCTGACGCTTCTAACGCAATCATTCGCATCGCCTGATTAAGTCATGTTAATCAGCGGTTGGGGGCGAGGCTACTGGGGCGAAGGGGCCTGGGGCCGACCTATACCCGTAGAAGTTACGGGTGTCGAAGCCACCGGCGCCGTCGGTACGGTATCGGTTACTGCCGATGCCAATGTCCCCGCGTCTGGCTTAGAAGCTACCACCGCTGTAGGAACAGTCACCACTATTACCGGAACCGGTGTAACGGTCCTCGTTACAGGGGTTTCCGGCACAGGGGAGGTTGGCACCGCCACGGTCACCGCTGGCGCCAATGCCCCCGTCACAGGTCTTGAAGCCACCACCGCGGTTGGAACCGTCACGGTCACCGCTGGCGGCATTGCCCCGGTCACCGGATTGGAAGCTACGGGCGCCGTTGGCGGCGTCACGGTAAACGGCGATGCCAATGTTACGGTCACGGGTGTTCAGGCAACGGGGGCCGTTGGAAATGTTCTTGTTTGGGGTAGAATCGTTCCAGATCAGGACCCTGGATATAACGCCATATCGCCGTCTCAGAGCCCGCTTTGGGTAGAGATAAACGCAGACCAGACGCCGGTTTGGACCGAAATCGCGGCATAGAGGATTAGATAATGCCTAGCACTTACACAACTAACCTGGGCATCGAAAAGATCGCGACTGGCGAACAGTCGGGTGTCTGGGGCGCCACGACGAACACTAACCTCGACATCTTGGACCAAGCGGTCAACGGTATTGTAAGTGTCACCTTGGCATCCGCTGGGACTTCCGGCTCGCCCAACACTCTGCCGGTAACCAGCGGCGCCCTTTCCGACGGTCGGAACAAGTTCATTGAATTTGTTGATGGCGGGGACCTGGGCGCCACGGCCTACGTTCAGCTTACGCCTAACGATGCTGAAAAAGTTGTGTTCATGCGAAACAGCCTTTCCGCCAGCCGCAGCGTTATTGTCTTCCAGGGCACCTATAACGCCTCCAACGATTTCGAGATTCCTGCGGGAAAAGACG